CTGAAAATATAGTTTTAGAACAAAGAACAGGGGGTATTTGTCTGGGTGGAACATGGTATGTTGCTAATAGTCATGCTTTTAAATGGGAAACTTTTGAATTAACTGTCACTCAACAGACTAGTAAGGATGGTATTAATCGAAATGTAACCTTTTTAATTGCACCATCTCAATTTTTCCGCGATTTAATGAGTGATTTAATTTTTATTAATTTGCCTATTCCTCCAAAGAAAAATTTATACTCTTATTTTGCTAAAAGCTCATATCAAGGTAGATTCGATGCTTATTATATATCACGAGATCGTGATGGTTCAATCAAACGAAATTTATGTAGAGCAACGGAATTACTCGCTGAATATTCTTATATGGCAGAGGGACTTAAAGTACCTATCAAATGTAACATTTGGAAAACAAAACCTGAAATAGTAACTGTTGCTGGTGATTGTGGTGCAGTACTTGTAACCAAAACTGCTTTTGGTCCTGTTATTTTAGGTATTCATGTATTAGGTTTCTTAGATGGTACAGCTGGAGCAATATCAATTACACACGAGAAAATCTCAGGATTGAAAGCTTTTAGTGTTGGATCAACTGCTCCCACATTACAAATTGAAAATTATAAATTTGAGTTAACTGAGTTACACAAAAAATCTCCTGTGAGATATATTGAAGATGGTACAGCTCAAGTTTATGGTTCCTTTGTGGGTTTTCGAAGTAAGAAACATTCGGAAGTAGGTAAAACATTCATTAGTGATGAAATGGTTGCTCGTGGTTATAAACGTGAGACATATCCACCTGTGATGAATGGTTGGTTACCTTGGCATCAAGCTCTTAAGGAAATGGTACGTCCAGTATCTTATATGAATGCAGATATTTTGATAAAATGCAAAATGGCACTCTTTTCTGAAATTGTTGATAATATATCAGATGAAGATTTAAAAGAGTTACACGTTTATGACGACAATACTGCACTTAATGGTGCCCCTGGTGTAGCATATGTGGATAAAATAAATAGAAACACTAGTGCTGGATTTCCGTTTAAGAAAAGCAAAAAACATTTTTTAGAAGCTATTGAAGCTTTTGAAGATTACCAACATCCGGTTAAATTGGATAAAATTATAACTGATGAAATGGATAAGATTTTAGAAACATATTTAGCAGATGAATGTTATCATCCAGTTTTTGTTGGTAGTTTGAAAGATGAACCTGTCCCACAGAAGAAGGTAGATACGGGTAAGACACGTGTATTTTGTGGTGCTCCATTACCATGGAGTATCATAAATCGTAAGATGTTTTTATCCTCTATACGCATTATTCAAAAAAATAGAATGTTATTTGAGTCAGGTCCTGGAACAATTGCTCAATCTACTGAGTGGGATGATTTGTATCATTATTTAACATATTTTGGTGAGGATCAAATTTTTGCTGGTGATTATGTAAAATTCGATAAGCGAATGTGTGCAATGGTTATTCAAGTGGCCTTTAGTTTATTAATCTCTTTGTACAAGCACGCTGGTGCTACTGATGAGGAAACTAAAATACGGTTGGGTATAGCTATGGATACTGCTTTTACAACTGTAGATTTTAATGGTGACTTGATACAATTTTATGGAACTAACCCTTCA